AGAGCAACTTCACGGGTCGGACGAACCGTGACTACCAGAGCTTGCTGCCCGGCCCCGTCAACGGGGTCATCTTGGGTCAACAGCTCTCGATCCGTCTCCCGTTCCAGTACATCCTGCGTACTGGCCCGCAGATGAATGCGCAGAACTCGGTACAGCGTTTCGCCACCATGTTGGTCAACCAGCAGCTCGGTGTCGACATCAACTTCACTTCGGTGGAGCGTGCCATGTTGCTGAACAACTTCGAAGAGCAAGTGCTCGAACCTGCAATGGCGCGTCTGGCGGCTGGTATCGAGAACTTCACCACGGGGCAAGTCAACAACGTTCCGAAGTTCACGGGCGCCTTCAACACCACGGCGACCTACGATCAGTTGCTGCAGAACGAGCAGTACCTGACGGAAGCCCTGGCGCCTGAAGACGACCGGCGTACGTTCACGGCGACCCCGCAAACCTCGCGGTACTTCGTGCGTGACAACAAGGGTCTCTTCAACCCCGAGTCCACTGTCTCCGACCAATGGTTGGAAGGCGTGATCTCCGACAAGGCCGCTGGCTACGTCTGCTTCCGTAACACGAAGCTGCCGACGCACGTCATCGGGACTTTCGGTGCGGCCGCTGCTCCCGTTGTGAACGGTGCCGGCCAGTCGAACCCCGGCGCGGGCAACGCGTTCGTGTCGACCTTCACGTTGAACACCAACGGCTGGACCTCGGGTGGCACCACCCTGAACGCGGGCGATGTGATTTCCATCGCTGGCGTGAACGAAGTCGACCCTGAGACGAAGGCGTCCTTGGGCCGACCCAAGCAGTTCGTTGTGACTGCGACCATCAGCGATACCGCGGGCGCGATCTCCATCCCGATTGCGCCGGGCATCATCACTGGCGGTGCATACCAGAACGTGGACAACGTTCCGGGCGCGGGCGCTGCCATCAGCGTCTTCGGCCAGAGCGGCGCTGCGGCCATCGCATCCTTGAACGGTGCGTTGATCAAGCAGTCCCTCGGCTGGTACCGTGACGCGATTGTGTTTGCGAACCCCCCGATGCTCGACCTCAGCCCCCTCGTCAAGATGACTGCTGCGGAAGCGTTCGAAGGGTACAACATCCGCTTCGCGCAACAGTGGGATCCGTCTAACGACGTGCTCCCGGCTCGTCTCGACTCGATTGTCGGCGCCGTGCTCGCTTACCCCGAGCTGGCTGTGCGTAACATCGAAGTCGCGTCGGCGGCTTAAGCCTAGTTAACTAGAAGGAAACGAAAATGGCTAACTTCCAAACAGGCTACGGTCACGGCGACGTCGTCGGAGTCCCGTTCGACTTCTATGCAGGCGCTACGTTGGTGACTGGTTCAACCATCACCATGCAGACCGGCATATTGGTCCTTGTGCCCACGGGCGCAATCTCTGTGACTGTGAACCTTCCGCTGAACCCAGTGGACGGTGCGCAAGCGCAGATCAGCAACGGTTCCGGCAGCATCATCACGTTGACCGCTGTCAACGCCAACACGGGCGACTCGTTCGTGGCTGGCGCGACCGCTCCCACGGCACTACAAGTGCCAGGCGCGGCCGGTGAAGCGACATCCACCGTGCGCTACGTCTACACTCTGAACGGCTTCCAGCCGGCCAGCGGTGCGGCCGTCAACCCGCGCACTTGGGTACGCGTGCAGTAAAACAAGAAATAGCGCCACTGCCCTCACCCAGTAGGCGCTTGCGGTGAACGTCCACCCGCTTAAGAAGACGTGACAGCTCGGAGAGACGGCATAAATTTCAGAGAGGCGTCGTGGCTCAGACCAACCAGCAGATCATCACCGAATCTTTCCAGATTCTTGGCGTCGTACGCGAAGGACGTGCCCCCACGCCCACGCAATCCGCCAACGGGATGACTATCCTCAACGACAACCTACTCACGCAGATGCGTGACGGTTGGGGGAACATCGGTTGGTACCCGCAGACTGTTGCTCAGCTCAACAGCATCGCGCCTCTCAAAGACGAAGACATCGCCGACGTAAAGTACGTTCTGGCTGGATGGATCTCGGTGCGTTACGGCATCACGATCCCGCCGTCGCCGGATCCATTGAACGGATTTGATCTGGCGGCATTGATTTTTCAAGCGATGCGTCGCTTGACGAAGCGTTACCTGCGATACACTGAGTGCGACCTCGGAGAACTCTCGCGCCCGCAAGGCGGTCCGTGGGGCGGCCCGAACTGGCTGTAACACATGGGCCAGGCACAGCTTCAATCCGTACCGTTGCCTCTCGCTTCGTATCAGCTGGCCGATCTTCGCGCCGGCTCGAAGCGATTGATCGGTTGCTACCCGGAACCGTCGCAGCAGACGCAACCTGATGACGAAGAGGATCAGCAACCCGCCAGCCTGCGGCGTTGGCCTGGTCTCTCGCCGTTCACGCCGAGCGGTCTGACCAACCCACTGCGCGGCATGTGGGAAATGGCCGGCACCGTGTACGCCGTGGTCGGCTTCGATTTGTACACCGTGAGCGCGCTCGGTGCGTTCAGTCTCGTGCCGGGATCTGCTGGTGGCATCATCGGCAACGGTTTCGTGCGCATGACGGACAACGGTGCGTGTCTGGTGATCCTGGTGCCCGGTACCGACACCTGCTTCACGTACACGCCGTTCAGCGGCGGCGGCGGCGTGCAGCAGCTCACCAGCTCGTTCTTCCTCGCGCTCGGTGGCGCGATTGACGTTTGGTATGTCGACACCTTCATCGTGTTCCTCGCGAACAACAATGGCGGTCTCGGCTCATTCACATTTTTCAACGACGACGGTCGGCAGGTGTCTGGCAACGCGCAGATCACCTTCACCACCGCTGCGTCGTTCAATCGGCAGTTCGGCACGGACCCCTTCTATGGGATGTGCGTCGATCACCGCGAAGTCTTGATGTTCGGTTCGCGCTCGTCGGAAGGTTTCGTGAACACCGGCAACCCGACCGGCACGCCGTTCAGCGCGGCGTCCGATACGTACATGCCTTACGGCGTGCACCCGCAGTGCCCCTTCAGCATCGCGCTGCAGGACAACTCGGTGATGTGGGTCGCAAACGATCTGACGGTGCGACGTCGTAACGGACAGACACCCGTGCGAATATCGACGGCCGGCGTTGAAGCTGTGCTCTCGAACGCAAATAAATTAGGGCTGCTGCCTGGCATGTACGCTCTGTCGTCTCCGGCCGGCGGCCCGACCTGGAACGGGCACCCGTTCTACGTGCTGACGATCCCGCTCGCCGAGCGCACGCTCGTGTACGATTGCGTGACGCAGCAGTGGTTCGATCTGGTGTCAGTGCTCAACGGCCAAGAAATTCAGTACCGTGGCCTGAGCTATCTGAACGCGTTCGGCAAGCAGCTGGTCGGCGATTCGGAGAGTGGCACCATCGGCTTCCTGGACGATACAGTCCAGACTGAATTTGGAAATGCGAACGCGCCAGTAGTGTGCGCGTTCACGACGCAGCCGCTGTACAAGGCGAACAATCGCCAGATCGTGCGCCGCGTAGAGGCTGTAGTTACGGCCGGCGCAAGCCCAACACCCGGCGTAGCGCCGCGTATAAATCTGCTTCTGTCGGATAACTGGGGCGAGACGTACGATGTGTCGGGTGATGACTCGCAGACTCTCGGTGTGCCAGGCGACACATCGAACCGCGCGATCTGGTGGAACGTTGGACAATATTATAGTTTGGTGATGCAGTTTCGGGTGACGGACGCATCGCCTACCTTCACAGTTGCTGTGACCGCGATGGTCGAACCTTGTAAGTGGTAGCATGGCGATCCAGCTAAAGACGAAGCCAGGTATCAACGGTGCGAACGTTCTCTCGATCCCAAAGGATTGGGACGCGACATGGTTTCGTAAATTTCTTAATAATTCGCTGAAGGGCGCGGACGTTCGCAATGCGATAGGCCTCAACGGCGTAACGGTCACTGGCAATATCGCCAGCCCATACGCGACGATCAGTGGCGGCGGCTCGCCGTTCGTGGCGCCGATTGTGATCAACTCAACGGCGGGCCAGGTTTCTCTGACAGTGAACGGCGCCAGCGGACAGAGTTCTGGCATTTTCAATGGGCCAGTCGTAATCAATGATGCGTCCGGCCCTTTCGCGCTGGTAGTGAACGGCGACGGCACAGACAATACGGTACAGCTGAACACTCCCAGCGGCAGGTTCACAGGCATCGCCCTGCAGAAGGCCGGGGTGACCGAAGCTGAAATGTTTTTTGACACCACCGTGAACGAACTAGTTTTGGCGAGCGACGCCGCCGCGTCTACATTTCGAATTCGTACAGGCGTTAGCGCTCTAATTTTTAATAACGCTGGGCAGATGTCGCTGCCGTCAGTGACAGTCACCAGCACAGCGCCAGTCGCCGGAGGCGCGGGAGCACTGCCCGCCACGCCCGCCGGATACATGGCCGTCACGATTGCCGGGGTAGCTCGGCGTATTCCGTTTTACACTTAGAGGTGAGTCATGACGAATGAAGATAAACTAGCCATCGCTGACATTATCGGAGGTCTGCCGGGTAACACCGCGGTCAGCGTGCAGCCAGCTATCCCGCCGCACATCGCCGGCAACTTACTTGAATTCCTGCGCCGCGTCCAATCGACCGGCATGGAAGCAGTTGCTTGGGTGGAGGCGTATCAGTTCGTGCAGAAGCACGGACCGCAGCCCGGCGTGCCGTTTGGCGGATTACCTCCGAAGTGAGATGAGATGTCTATGTTGAAGTGGTCGATGGAATCCGCTTGGGCTGCTATCGCTGTGGTACTCACCACAGCCGGCAGCATTTACACGACCGTGCATCACGGCGGTATCGTCGATCAACAGATCGCAGATATGAAGTCACAAAATGATCAGACCGCGGCGCACGTCGCGAAGCACGATGATCAACTCGATTCCATCAAGCAGCAAAACGCAGCGATGCAGCAATCGCTGACAGACATCAAAGACACGGTCCACGACATTCAGATCCAGGTGAGGAAACCGAATGGCAATCACGAATGACACGGTGCTCGATCCTTCAATCGACCGACGGCTGGCGATTGATCTCGACGCCGCGGAGAAAGACGAACTCGTAGCGTACCTCGATACGAAAGGCAACTGGACATGCGGCCGCGGGCACCTGATGCCGCGCCCAGCTCCAGGCCGCTCGTGGGAAGGTTTCACGGTGATTCAATCGACCAGCGACCGCTGGTTCAGCACGGACATCATGAACGCGATGCGCTTAGCGTCTCGCTGGCCCGAGTTTGAATCCTGCGACACTGACTGTCGCAAGAACGCGCTCTATGAGATCGCGTTCAACATGGGCGGACGGTGGGAACAGTTCGGCCCGACGCGTGACGCCATCAAGGCGCAGGAATGGCAGACGGTGCACGATCACCTGCTTGCCAGCCTGTGGGCCAAGGAAGTGCAGCCGCACGGCTTCGATAAGCCGGGCCGAGCCACACGCATCGCAGGTTACTTTTTGAGTGGGGAGTATCCGACATGAGTTTGATCAGCGACGGTATCGCTGGTGTCCTGAAACCGATCAGCGACATCATTTTGAAAGTTGTCCCGGATAAAGCCGCAGCAGCGGCCGCTGCCGCACAGCTGCAGTCCATGCTCGCCGCGGGCCAACTGCAGGAAGAGATGGCGCAGTTGCAGTCTGTAACCACGGCGCAGACCGACATCAACAAAGTTGAAGCGGCTTCGACTTCGTGGTGGGTCGCCGGATGGCGTCCATACATCGGCTGGATTTGTGGCACCGGCTTGGCGATGTCCGCCATCATAGGTCCGACGTTCACATGGTTGACCACCTTGCTAGGTCACCCAACACCGTTTCCGATTCCGAACGATCCGCTGCTGCAAAGCACGCTCGCGGGTATGTTGGGGATGGGTCACATCACGCGCACGATTGAGAAGATCAAAGGCGTTGCCGGGAATCATTAATCGAATAACATGGCCGCTGGACTAAACTACATCAGCATGGGCGGGGAACCTATCTCGCCCAAACTGCAGGCAGCGCAGACAGCGGCCGCTGCTCAGGCTCAGGCTCAGCAGCAGGCCGGTTTGCAGAGCTATGCCAACATCGCCATCACTGACTTGAACAGTGGCGATTACGCTGGCGCTCTGCAAGCCGGTCTCGATAGTGGCAAGCTGTACAACACCAACTATGGATCCACGACAACGGATCCGTTACTTCAGGCGTTGGAGAGCAGCCAAGGTTTACAGGAACTCGATCCCAGCAAGAAGTGGGATGCGAATTCGATCCAGCAGTATTACGCGGCCTTCGGCGCCAATCCTGTAACGCAGGGCAAGCAAGCCGGCACCGCAGACGCTGGCGAGAGCTGGGGTCAGAATCCGTACGGTCTGTGGGGCGATCCCAGCAAGATCGCGAGTGCTGACGCTCAGACCAACATCAACACGCAGGGCGACAACAGTGCGCCTGACATCGAGCGGTTCGCGGGCGCGCAGCCGACGAAAAGTTTCATGAGCAAGTACGGCGCCGATATCGCCGCACTTGCTGCCACTGCTCTGTCCTTCGGTGTCGCTGCTCCCGCTCTCGCGGGTGCGTTGGCCGCAGACGGAATCGCATCTGGTCTCGCAGCCGGCGCAATTGCTGGCGGTGTGATGGGTGGCGTCAACGCTGCGGCCATCGATGCGATCACTGGCAAGCCGCTCACGCTTGGCAGCGTCGCGGGCGGTGCGCTCGGTGGAGCTGCCGGCGGCGGACTTCTGCCATTGGCCGGCGGCGCGATCAACGATGCTACCGGACTCGGCAGCACGCTCTCGACTGGCATCGCTGGTGCCGGCATCGGAGCCGCGAAGAGCGCGCTTACTGGCGGCAACGTCGGACTCGGTGCGCTCACTGGCGGCATCGGTGGAGCGGTTCAAGGATCTGGTATCGCTGGCAACATCAAAGGCAGTCTCACGGGCGCAGGCGTACCCAGTGGCGTTGCCGGTGCAGTGACGAATGGTGGAATCAATTACGCAGTCGGCGGCGTTACTGGCTTAGCGGCCGGCGCGCTGATGGGCAATCCAGGCGGGGCGCAGCCCAGCGGTAGCGTCCTCTCGCAAGGGGCACAAGGGAACAACGGTAACATGGCAACAAGCACGGGTTCGGCACTGATGGGATCCAACATCCCAGCGTACATTCAGGGCGGTTCGATGGGTAACATCGTCCCGAGCGCAGGATCACCGACGGGCTACGTGCCAGCGGCTGGTGCCAGCACAGACTCGACTCTCGCGTCCACTATCACTGGCGCACTACCCGGCGTGTTGCAAGGCGCGGCCGGAGTCTACGGATCTCAGAACGCTGCTCAGGCGCAGCAGAACGCCGATAACAGCGCGATCAACACGCAGCAGTCGACCCTCGGCAACATCAACAATATTTGGGCCACACAGCAGCAGACTGGTCAAGGCGCCAACACAGCGCTACAATCTTCCTTGGGTCTCAACGGCCAGCCCGCCGATCCGTCGAACTTCTTGAACATGCCCGGCTATCAATTCGCCGTGCAGCAAGGCACGCAGGCAATTCAGCGGCAAGCCGCTGCGATGGGAAGTGCGTACACTCCGAACACGGCGGAAGCTGTTGGTCAATACGTGACCGGCACCGCTGCGCAGGACTACAACACGTACATCAGCCAGTTGATGGGAGCGGCCGGACTCGGCAGCACCGCGAACACTGGCATGGCGACAGCGGCTCAACAGACCGGCGCCAACATCAGCACCCTGCAGCAGAACATCGGTCAAGCGCAAGCGTCCGGCGTCTCGGGCGCAGCAAATGCGGTCGGCGGCATCTTCGGCGTCAACGGTGCCGGCACCAGTTTGATAGGTGCGGCGGGTCGCGCGCTCACTGGTGGCGGTGGTTCAACCGGCGGTGGTGGCGGTGGCGGCAGCGGCAGCGGCGGCTTCGGCACGCCTGGCTATCAGGATCCGTTCGCAGGAACTACGCTGGCGAACAACTCCGGCGCGTTCAACGCGTACAACGCCGCCAATGGTCCGACCGCTGGCGATATATCGAACAGCACGAACGGTATCGGCAACATCAATGTCGGCCCGATTGACGCTGGCGGCATGCCCGACATCAATTTGCCGGACATCACCGACGACAGCACAGATTTGACCAGCTTCCTTGGAGATGGGTGGTAATACATGAGCGACATACCCGATAACGGTTCATTCAACTCCAACTTCGCGAACATCGCAGCATCGAACTACGGTCCGAACGCTACGGCGAATCAAGGTCTCGTTGGCGCTCAAACTCAGAACGTTCAGCAGCAAGCGCAGGCGGCTGCCATGCAGAACAAACTGATGGCCGCCCGCATGCCGCTGATCTTGTCGCAGCTGAACAGCGAAGCTACCGGCGCAGCGGATAAATCCGGCGTCGGTGGTGAGGCAGATCGTAACGGCGATCCCGTCAGTGGTGGCAAGGGTGATGCCAGTATCGGACCACGCACTCCCGGCGAGGACATCGCGTCGCAAGAAAGTTCCGCGGTAGCTCCCGGACAGAATTTCTATCAGCCCGAGCGCATCGATGCCGCTCTACGTTCGAAGTATTTCGTGCCGCAGTACACGCCGCAGGAAATGCAGGCGTTGCAGCGCGCGTATCTAGTCGATCCCCAGGACCAGTACGGCATGGGGCCGAAGCGTGTGATGGCGATGCATGACATGCGTATCCAGACGCAAACGCAGCAGAATCAAATGGACTCGCGCGACGACTTCGACAAGTTGCACGCGGTTACCGATGCGCCTGAAGGTCGCGCGATGGATGTACTGCAAGCGTCTCACCCAGAGACTGTTGCCGCCATCCGTAAGCAGTTTGCGAAAGACCCGAACGCCGACGTCGATGAAGATGACGCTGCGCGTATGTTCGCAGCGCACGTTGCCGGTCAAGTTCACCAATACACCGGCCGCAAGGCGGTGAAGGATGAGGCTGGCGTATATCGTGACGAAGAGACCGGCATTCCTATACCTGGCGTCGAGAAGGTCGGTCTCTCGACCGATCAATATCTGAAATTCGCTCACGAAGCGATTGCACCGGTCGATGTACCTGATGGCAACGGCGGTACGGTTCAAGTGCCGATGTGGCGTAAGGCGCAACTCGCGGGCGCGAAGAACATCAACGGTCCCGGTGACTGGATCATGGTACGCGCATCGCAGTCCAATCTGCCTGGCGCCGCCTCCACACTTAGCCCGAACAGCGCGCAGAAGCAGGAGGCTCGCGCCGCTGCTCAGACTGCGCTCGATAAAGCAACACAGCAACGAACCGCCGCGCCGGACACCACGACTGCCGGTACGCCGAAGCAAGGCGTCGCTCGCAACGCGCAGGGCAACGTCGATCCGAAACTGTCGGAAGCGTTGAACGATGACAAGTACGCCTATCATCCGACGCTCAACGGTCAGCCGTGGACGCCGAAGATCGGCAGCACTCCGCCACCCTCTGTGATGGAGGACATGAAGAATCAAACCGCTGCGCGCAATGAATTGGCGAAGACGTCGAACCAGGGTATCAACGCCTCGTCCGCTGCGCTGACGATGTACAAGGCCGCTCAGGACGTGCTTGCTAAAGGTAACTACGATGGTGGTGCGTGGAACGCAGAACTGGCGAAGTATTCGAAGTGGTTGCCGGCAGGCTGGCAGAATCACATGACGGGCGACTATCAGGAAATCGCCAAGTACCTCGGCACAGCTGCGTTGCAGTCGGGCAAAGGTATTTTCGCGAAGATGACTCAGATGGAAGCGAAGATGCTGCTCACTGAGTTGAACCCGTCGCCCGGCATGGATCCTAACGCGTTGCGCGACATGATCGGCAAAGGTGCGAAGATGGCGCAGTACAGCTTGGATTCCGCGAAGCGCGTGCCCGGCTATCTCGCCAAAGGTCGCGATGCGAATCAATTCAACTCCTGGAATCAGGAACACTTCCCGATGGAGACGGAGACTCAACCGACTCCGGCCAAACCTAATGCGGGCGTCACCGCCCCGAAGTACACTGATGCACAGGTGAGAGCGTACATGCAGAAACACGGATTGACGGACGAACAAGCTACGCGTAAAGCGTTGGGGACGTGATGGCTGGCCCATCTGATCCGGCCGACATCAGCGGCATGCCCGATCCAACCACCATCGGATTGAGTCCGACGGCGCAAGTGGATCCCACTGCCTCGATGCCCGAGCCAAAAGATCTGTTCAAAAAATACTACGGCTATGAGCCGCCGACTCAGTTGGCGCTCGATGATTTCATGGCGCGTGGCTTGAGCAAAGAAACCGATTACCAGCCGACGTTGAAGAAAGCAGCGTCTCAGCTGACGGGCGCGCCACGCGCCGCTGCTTCGTTGGCACTCTCTGTGCCGGCGGGCGTCGCGAGCATCGCGGGTCAGCTGAGCGGTACCGGCGGCGCCATTGTGGATCCGACGAACGCTGCGAGCTACCTCGAACAAGGTCGCCAACGTGGCCGTGACTGGGCGGCGAACGTCAACAATCTGGCGAACTACGTACCGGCGACGAAGCGCGGTGCGGAGTTTGCCGCCGATGTCGCGGGCGCTCCCGCCGGCATCATCAAGGAAGTCGGCGACAGCACCCTCGGCAAAGTGTTGCCGGACAACGCCTACCAGGCGGTGAGCGATGTGGCCCAGGACGTCGGTAACGACCTACCGGCCCTCGGCGTGCCGGGCATGGTCAAGGCTGGCGTCCGTGGCGTAGCGAAGGCGGCCGGCACGGCCAAGAAATTCGCCGCCAGTGAGGCCGCCACGGTCACCGCGCCGGGCGACGTGCCGGCACCCTCCATGACCCCGCCGGTAAGCGCCCCGATCACTGGCGATACCCTGCGGGCGTCCCCGAACCCCATCCCCGCCCCGGAAGGCACCGTACACAACGAGGTACACCCCGCCGCCCTGCCGCCTACGGAGGCCGCTGAGCCGGCGCCGGCAGAACCTACCCAAGTACCCGCCCAGGAACCGGCCGCCCAAGCGCCAGCTCCTGCCGAAGCCGGCACCCCCTCGCCGGGCGATACCCAGCGCGGCTCCGTGCGGCTCTTCAACTCCCCTGCTGAGGAGGGTCCGAAGGAAACACCGGCCCCTGAGCAACAGAACGAGCGCTCCGCCGCCCTGGACGCCATTGACCGGCTGTCCGGCGGCCGCCTGCCCGAGCGCCGGCAGTCTGCCCTGTCCGGCGACTACAACGCCACGGGCGATGACTGGCAGGCCAAGGAAGTCGGCAGCCCGGCGATGCGCAAGCAGATCGGGGACGAGAACGCCACCATGCACGCGGCGGCCGAGAACGTCCACGACAGCATCGGCTCCGAATTCGAAAACAGCGTCGATAGCCAGACCCTTGGCGACCGCGGTCGAGTGACGCGCGGTGCGATCCAAGGTATCGAGGGTTGGTTCGACAAAGCCACCGATCAGATCTACGACACCGCTCGATCACAGAACCAGGGCCGACCCATCGGCGAACTGCAGCGGGTCAAGTCGTATCTCAACGATGATTCGAACTTCACGAACGATGCAGAGATTGGTCTACAGCGCGCCGCGAAGCAGCGCCTCGAACGTTTGTGGACGACCGGCGATCCTGACAAAGGCACACCGCCCGGCAGCGTGAACGCGGCCGAGCGCATGCGCGAATTCTTGAACGAGAAGGGTCGTAATCCCAACGCGATGGGCGTCGCCAAGGATCTGAAGAATCATCTCGATATGGACGTCGCTGAGCACGGTGGACCTGGACTCTTCCAGGCAGCTCGTGCGATGCGCCGTCACAGCGCGCAGATGCTCGAAGAGCCGACAGGCATCAAGAA